TCAAGAAGAAAAAATCTATCAAGACGGTAAGTTGTTTAATGGCTACCCAGAAGATTTAAATCAAGATGATATTAAAAAAGCTATGGTGGCTATCGCTTCTGTATCTGATGCAATTGTAAATCTATATTAAGTCAATCTCTTTAAAAGCATCTTCATAGTTGTTGCCTAGTTTAGACCATTCACTGTCACCACTAAGTTTATAAATCCATCCACTTACTTTATGTTTCTTTCCATAAGGATTCTTTGGCACCCATCTTAGGCTTACCCTGTCATATCCTTGTTGCTGAAACCTTTGTATAAGGTCTTCTTTCTTACTCATAGTAATCAATGATAAGTTATATCATGATCATCGTAAACTAAAACTTCATTAAGTTCACCTATAAGATCAAGCCCTATATCATCTAAGATTCTTTGTGCTTGTTGGTGGTCTTCAGCGATTATTAGAAACTGTTGTGGTTGTTGTTCGTCTTGGGTTATTGACCCATAATATACCTTCATTTTTTAGGTGGAGTTTTTTTACTTCCCCCCGATCCAGCCCAGAGCTTCTTCCTCGCCCAATAGTTCGCAGAGAACTTATCATTCTTTGTAAGCCCGCCTGATTTGTTTTTGATTCCTGCGGATCGTGCAAGATAAGACTTCCTAGCTTTACTAGAATAATTATGCCCATAATCTTTATGCCCAAATCTGACAACTTTAATTTCATTACCTTTTTTTGCTAGCACTTCCATTTTGTGCTTGCTTGATCCTGTGTTTCTTCTTGGCTTGTTAAATCCTGGATATTTCTTACCTCGATACATAACACCACCAGAGACTCTTTTTGTGTCTTTAGTTGTTGCCATTATCTTTTCCTCCCCTTGTGTAATCCGTGTCTAGCATGCTGTTTACCTTTTGCGGTTGCTTTTCTTTTTACCCGATTAGCCTGTGCTAACTTTTTTCTACCTTTAGCTGTAGATTTAAGTTTTGCTATTGTTCTTGCTGGAGCATAGACTTCGCCAGTCTTACTAGATTTCTTTCCACTAGCAGTTCGCCACTTCTGCTTGGTCCACATTTTAAGTGATTTCTGTGATTTTTTTAATGGCATAATGTTAAATAAGTGTAATTATTTTTTAATTGCTTTTCTTTTTGCATTTGCTTTTCTTCTAACTCTAGATGTTTTTCTTTTTTGAGTTTCTTTTTTCATTATTCGTTGTTCATGTCTGTTTAGTGACCACTCTATAAACTTATCAAATAATCTTCCAATCATTTTCTATAACCCCCGCCATTTGCTTTGTATTTTTTGGCTAACATTTGTGCTTTTCTTGCTGACCACTGACCAGCTCTACCACCCTTTGACCCAGCCTTAATTTGATTGAATAATCTTTTACGCATTTCTGGTTTGGTATAGTTGCCAGCAGAATTGACCGTAGACTTTTTCTTTGTAGGCTTGCTACTTTTTCTTACCACTTCCTTTTCTCATTTTTTTAAAATCAGCACCTGTTATTTTATTTCTAGGCTTTGCAACCTTGGCTAATTTTTTTTGTTTTGGAGAATACTTTTTAAAAGGCATTACTTCTTTTTACCTTTTTTAGTTTTCTTTTTTTTTGGTTTTCCATAACCCATTTTTTTGCCATAGCCCATTATTTTTTCCTCCAAGAATTTTTTGCTTTTGTTTTAGATTTGTTTGACAGTTCTCCAAAATGAAAAAGTCTTACGCTGCTAGAACTATGTCTTGCTCCAGAGTGCAAAGAGCCATCTGGCATTTTATGCGTTCCGCCTTTGTAAATAGTTCCATCTTTTTTGTAATGATTTACGCCTTTCATTTTTTTCTAAATATCCTTATCACTCTATGATAAACCATGTCTTTCATACCCTTCATGGTTTTATTATGTTCTGGCAATTCTTCCCATGCTTTTTTTCTTTCTTCCCGAGTTGGAAGGTTCGCAATGGTTTTAGGAATAGCCATCTGCATACTTAAAAGATACACCAAATCATGAAAGTTTTCATCTATATCAGACATATAGTTAATTCTCTCTTGATGAGTTTTTAGTAAACTTATTTGATTGGCGTAGCGTAGCGTATCTATTTGACCTGTTTGATCAACATGCTTCACTTGTCAGAATACTCAAGCTCAAGCAGTAGTTCTGCATAATGAATTATTTTCTTAACATCGTCTATGCCGTTCTTATCCTTGTGCCTAACAGCGTATTTGATAATGTTAGACTCACAGTAATTAAGTTCATTGGCTTGAGCAAACTCTACTGGTTGTATTTTATATTTTTTGTAATGGGTCCCGCCTACTTGTTTTTTTGTTGCTGACATTTTTCTTTCCTTTTTTCTTTTTTATTACCAAAAATTCTTTCATATCCTTCATTGTATTTTTTTTTATTTGATACCCTGTCTCTATCTCCCTTTCCACCATGCCAAGAGCCAAGCCTTTCTCTGTTTGTCATAGATGCACCTTAATCATTTTCAATTAACTCTTTCAACCTTTCTAATAAGTTGTATTGATTGCCATATCTCTTCTCAAACTCCCTTTTAAAAGGATGTCTTGAAACATACATATCATTGTTAACACCTTCTCTATGATGTTTGTAACAAAGTGGCAGTGTTTTAAAATGTGCTTCAGGTTTTGTTTTACCATCAATATGATGTATCTCTGCTGGGCTGTTGCATTGATAAAAAAGTTTGCAGACAATACAGCCAAAGTTAGATATAGAATCCATCCATTGTTTTTCTTTTTTATTTGGTGCTCTGCCTTGCATATTCTTTAACTAAAAATTTATTGTTTTGTAAAACATATTGATCAAAATCTATTTGATCTTCATTATACTTTCTTCTTTCAGACTTACACTCTTCATACATCATTCTACAAAAATCTTTAAAGTTATCATGCTCCATATCTATTTCTCTCCATTCTTAAGTTAGCCATTTTTGTACGCCACTCTTCAAACTGCATATCTACAGCAGACTTTTCTGTTTGTAATGCATCTAGTTTTGCTTTAGCTTTAGCCACTAGCATTGATGCTTCGTAATACGACTCTGTAGCTTCAGCTTTTGATTTCTGTGCGTTGTATGATCTTTCTCCATCGTCTTTAGCTTGGCATAGCTCTACCCAGAATACTCTTTTGAGATTTACCTCTGCCTTAAGTACGTTTACCCTAGCCTCTGATATAGTTGGTATTATATCTCTTAGCTGTTGATGAAAGTTTTCAGATGATTCCATAGTCTTTTTTCCTTGTTTGTTTTTTCCCGAATGCCTCCTCTTCGGGGTCTAAAAATTTTGATGTAGCTCCATCGAAGGCTAAGTTAAAGTCACCCGTTTCACCTAGGCGATTTTTTCTAACAATTACTTCAGCCAGTCCTGTGTTTAGAGAATCATAATATTCTTCTCTGTATAACATTATAACCATGTCAGCATCTTGTTCTATAGAGCCACTATCTCTTAAATCTGAAAGGACTGGTCGTTTGTCCACTCTCGCCTCCACACCCCGATTTAATTGAGACAACGAGATTACTGGACAGCCAACGTCTTTAGCCAGCCCCTTCAGAAGATTGGAGATATAGGTCATTGAAGCCGCCCTGCTATCTGAATTACTTGGTGCTTTATTAGAAGTCATAAGTAATTGCAAGTAGTCAACGACTATTAGGTCTATATCTTTGATAGATTGTATTGCTTTTGTTTTGTTTACAAGCGTTTCAATAGTTATTGGTGACTTGTCATACACATATAAATTTGAATCAGATAGTTTCTTTTCAATATCATTAAACTTATTCCATTCATCTGGTGTAAGATTTCCTGTTAATAAAGATTTCATTGAAAGATTAGACTCTGAGCTAATTATTTTTTTAATCAACTGTTCGTTAGTCATCTCTAATGAAAAAATTAAAACTGTTTTGCCCTTAAGTATATTGTTTGTTGCAATATTTAAAGCCCATGTTGTTTTACCCATTCCTGGTCTACCAGCAACAATAATAAGATCACCATCTTTAAAACCATTTAACCTTGAATCTATATTATGAAAACCTGTCTTTATTAATTTTTGTTCAATAAGATTAGCGTCTTGTAGCTCTTGCTTTACAACAGACAAAATATCTTTAACTGATTTTGGTGACTCAGTATTTTTTGTAATTTTGTTTTCAATCAGCAATTGATTAACCTGATCAACCTTTTGCTCAATTGTTATTTTGTCTTCTACTATTTCAGGTATCTTCAAGGAAAGCTGCATCAACTTGTTGTTAGCGGTTTTGTCATGCATTGCTTTAATCCAATGTGTATATCCAGCCGCACTAATACAATAAGCTGATGCCTGTCTTATATCATCAAAAACAAAATCATCGCTTATATTGTTTCTCAAGGTGACTATGTCTGATGCTTGGTTGTCTATCATTACCTCATATGCTTTTTTATACGAGCTGTTCTCAAAGTCTTCTGGCAAGAGTCCCTCCTCTTGTGCTTTCATAAACCTCTTATGATCAAGAACCATAGCCCCTAATAAATTTGCTTCCAGTTCATATATTTCTTTATCCATGTCTCCTCTCTATAATTGCGTCAAACTGGTTAATCCCTAGCATTGTTCCAAGTGTTGGCTTTCCATTCCAAAAAGATCTTATCCATTTCTTATGACCTTCTGAGTTAGCTATTTCAAAATATGCTTCCCAAAAATCATTTGATGTGAAATCTATTTTTCTCCCCGTTTTAGGAGAGACATATCCTTTTTTTGATTTAGCTATTTCTTTTAGTTTTTTATAAGGCACTACATATTTGTGAGCGTTTTGTGAATGAACATAAAATGCTTGATCACATTTGCTTTTAAAAATTTCATTTATCAAATCAATATCTAATATAAATTCATTTTTAGTATAAGCTTTAGTATTGTAGCCACCTCCCGACCCCCCATAGGCGTCTGCCGACCCCCCTAGTATTTTGTAATAATTGCTAGTATTTTTTCTTTGGTCCCATTCTATGTGACCCATGTCTCTAAGTTTCTTTAGATTATCTTTTATAGCTGTGAGGGAAAGCCCAGTAAGTTCAGTCAACTTTTTATGGGAGGGATAAGAACAACCAAACTCATCTGAGTAATTAGCCAGAACAATAAGCAATAGCTTTTGTGTTGAATTAACCTCAACCCGTAAAACTTTTGTAATGTATTCAAGCGACATATTTTTCCCTCACTTGCGTATATTAACTTTAATTATTAATCATTGTAAAGTATTGTTTTTAAATTAATAAAAGTTTACAATTCATGCAGGAGGTTTATATGAGTAATCAAAAAATATATACAGCACTTAAAAATGTGCAAAACTACATGTATCAAAACCCAATTGCAAAAGAGGGCGTTAATACATTTCAAAAATATAAATACAGGGGTATTGATCAGATCATACAATCTTTTTCAAAACCACTGCATGACAATAATGTTCTAACTTTGGTTCAGCCTGATCTTAAGGTATCAACTAAATTTCTAGATGATGGTAGATCAACATTAACTAGAGTTGTTGGAACCCTTAGATTTATTTGTACTGAAGATGGTTCTTTTGTAGATAGGTCTTATGTGGGACACAGTAAGTCCCAACAGGGAAAAGATTTAGAATCTGCAAGATCTTTTGCATATCGTAACGCACTGTTAGAAACATTCTGCGTACCCTTTGAGGGAGTGGTTGAGCCTGAGCTTGAAGGAATTGATCAGAGCTTTCCGGCGGAAGAGGAAGATGAAACAACAAGCATGGTTGAGGACTTTACTAAAGAAATTAAAGCATGTGCAAACAAGGAAAAAGCAAAAGAAATTTATAAAAAGTATGAAAAGGTAGCCAACCTTAGTGGTGACGATGAAACCAAGAAGCAACTTATACTAGCTTTTACAAAGGTTTATAAAAATGATTAAGCAAGGAACGCCTGAGTGGCATGATCAAAGAAAAAATAGAATTACAGGAACGAGGCTACCTCGTGCCGTTAAAGAGTGTATGTGGGCAAAAGGAGACCAATGGGAGGCTTTAGGTAGAGATATCTACAGAGAGGCTCACAACCTGTCTCAGGACCCTTTTGATCAAAGAGCTATGTTTGCAATAACATATGGTAGTGACCACGAGCCAGTTGCTTTAGAACAATTAAAAAGCATGGGCTACAAAATTACACAACCATCTTTTGTTGTGCATCCAAAACATGATTGGTTGGGAATGTCTCCAGATGGAGTAATTGTTTCTGGTAGAAATGGAAAAGTTTCTGCTGTAGAAATTAAATGCCCACAAACAAAGCCCGTCAAAAATGTACAAGAACAAAAAAGAAACTATTGGCATCAAATGCAAATGGGTATGGAGTGCATGGATATAGATGAAATGTTGTTTTTTCAATGGTATGAGCATGAACACTATCAAGAATGGGTTGAAAGAGATCCTAGATGGGCTGATATATATATACCAAAAGCAAAAGAATTTATGGATTGGTATGCAGATGCGTCTAAAGATCCAAAATATATTGCTATGTGGTCAGAAACAAAACAAGAACCAGGAGTCAACTACAAACCTGTTGATGATGATGACAATACATCACAATTAGCAGATGTACTTACCGAACTAAATGAGCTTAACGAAAGGAAAAGCTTGCTTGATAAAAGAAAGAAAGAACTTTCTGCCGAGGCTGTAAAAAAGCACGGAGGAGCATTTAGTACCTCAAGAGTGAAATGTCATATGACACAAGCTAGGGGTCGAATAAACTACGCCAGACTGGTAAAGGATCAGGATATTCCTTTTGATATTATGGAAGGCTATAGGTCAGAGGGCGACACCAGAATTTATACCAAACTACTGGAGGAATAAATGACTATTAATAAAAATGAAAAAAAATCAATTAGTTCAAGGATTAATAAATCTACTTACGATAAACTAGTGTCTGCCACTAAAAAGGCTGGTCATAGGTTTTATGATCGTAAAGTTGCTTATATGGTTAACAAGATTTTAGATGACTGGGCTGATAAGGAGAAATAAAATGGCAGAATTTGATAATAAAAATCGTGGTGCGATTTGGAAAAACGATAAAAAAGAAACTGAAAGACATCCTGACTTTAGGGGTGAGCTTAATGTGGATGGAGTAGATTTTTGGGTAAGTGCGTGGAGAAGAGCTCCAGGTGCTCCAGAAAAAGCACCAGCCTTAAGCTTTGCTATAACACCTAAAGATAGTCAGAGTATTAAACCAAAATCTAATGAGGTGTTTCCAAAGGACATCACAGAAGATGACTTACCTTTTTAGGAGGAACTATGGGTAAAATTGTAACGCCTGGTGGTGAAGAGGCTGTAAAAAATATCACCTTAAATGTGGATGGAGAGGCTAGAGAGTATGAAGTCGATAGCCTATCTAAAGAAGCAATTAATCGTTTGAATGTTCTTAACTTTCATTCAAGCAACATTATGCCTTTGCTTACTGAAATTATAAGGCTTGTACAATTAGGTAATCAAGTTGATCAGAATCAGCTTACGGGTCTTCTCCCAGAGAAGTACACGGTTGTACAACAAGCTGAAGATGCGGTAGAATCAGATACAAAGAACACAAATGGAGCTGGTTCATCTAAAGAAAGCAAATGAATGCAAAACTAGAAACGAGTCTCTCAGGTTCTGAGAGGCTCTCATCTGTATTAGGGGAGTCTTCCCTATCAGGGTCACCCTGTAATGGTGGAGTCTGCTCCACAACAATAGGCGATATTAGATGTAAGACTTGTGGTAGACACGAGGATGAAATCCGCCAGTGGAATAAACTTCCAGAATTAAAAAGAAAAATTATAAACATCAAGAATGCCGCTGAAGGTTATAAAATAAGGCAGGTGTCTTCTCAAGAAGATAGATGGAGGGAACTACAAAAATTGAAAACAATAGACAACTTGACTGTTGGCGATGTGATAAAAAGAATAACTCAAGTCGCTACCCATCAATCAGAAATGTATCCACAAGATCATAAATGCATAGCATTATTGAACAAGATAGCTGAGTCAAAACACAAGTTTAATGATATATCAGTGCAGTCAATAATGTCTGAAAATGACTACGCAGAAATTAAAAACAAGTTCGAGTAGAGCTTTTCAAAAAGATCTTCTAACTGGGCAAGAGTTAGAAAACAAGATCTTAAAATCAATTCATAAAAAATATCCTAGTGCTGTTCTGATACCAGGAAAGTTCAAACCTTACGACATATTTATACCAGAGAAAAATCTTAAAGTAGAAGTTAAGGTTGACTACAAGAGCCAAGAGACTGGCAACATTATTATTGAGCTGTATATGTTTGGCAAACCATCTGCCTTGCTTTCTACTGAGGCTGACTACTGGATCATACACACTGGCGTAAAAAACTTGTGGATAAAACCAAAGAAAATATTAGAATGTATTTTGTTAAATAATATAAAGGTTAAAGATGTTTTGGGAGAGGGAGACACTCAAACTAAAAAAGCTTGCCTTATTCCTATAAACCTATTTAAAAAATATGTTATTGACAATAGTGTGTAATACATGTTTATAATGTATACACAGAATATTTAATAGGGGAAAACAATGAATGGTTTAACAAAAAAAATTAACGCAATAAAAAAAGCTAAAAAAAAATCACAAGACCCTGAGTTTAAAAAAATATGGACTCAGCATGAAAAAATATTAGTTGCAAAAAATAAAAAATGAAAACATTAACTGACGCAATTAAACAATATTATAGATTTAATAAAATGGGTAAGAATGATTTTACCTATAGAAAATACTTTGAGCCATTGTTTGAAAACATGGACATTAAAGATATTACTAAAGAACAAATAGCTGCGGCTAGATCTGGTATTCAAGGAGCACCAGGAACAGTCAACAGATATTTAAACTACTTCCGTGCAATACTTATGTATGCATATGAAGAGTTAGGGTGGTTGGACACTAAGCCCATTATAAAAAGAGTAAAAGAGTCCCCTAAAAGAAATAAATATTTTACTCTTGAAGATATAAAAAAATTGCAAAAAGAGCTTCCCCCTCATTTGCAGAAACCATTTATATTTTCACTCCTCACTGGGGTTAGAATGTCCAACTGCTTTAATCTTAAATGGGCAGACATAAAACAAGATCAGATATCAATAGATGGAACTGAGACTAAAAATGGTAGAGGCTTATCAGTGCCTTTGAATGCTAAATGCAGAGAGCTCTTAGAATCAATTGATAGGTCTAGCCCTTATGTTTTCACCTATGCTGGTAGAAAAATGAACAGAGCTTCTAACACGGCTTGGTATAGTGCATTAGATAGAGCTGGTCTTAATGGATTTAGATGGCATGACATCAGACATACTTGGGCTACTCACCATGTACAAAACGGTACTCCTTTACATACGTTACAACATCTTGGTGGGTGGTCCGACTTCAATATAGTAAATAGGTATGCACACCTATCAAAAGATTATTTGAGCGATGCTTGTGAGGCAAGTAATACTCTGATATCTTAGTTACTTAAACCTTCAGCAGGGCTGGTAATGTTTTTCATACCTCCCTCATTAGTATGTTTGCTAGTCCTGCTCTTTTTTCTTCTTTTTCTTTTCTATTTTCTCAAAACCTCTGACAAAGATATTATTGTATTTAAGATGTATGTCATGCCTCTGCATGTCTATCTCGTCTGACAGTCTTACGTATTTAACATAATCTTTTTCTCTAAGGTTGAGAATAGTTTTTTCCCTCGACCCCAGCTTTCTTAATTCTGAGTCCGCTTTTTTTGCAGCATCATTAAGAGATAGATATTCCTTATCAAAACCAGTTCTTTCAATATAGTCTTGCAACGCTGCTTTATCATTATCTTTTTTGTAATTAAGATACTCTCCAGCCTTTTGCACTATCATCTCTTTGTTGTCATAGAAATTAGATGCATCAACATAATCCATTGGCTCTGCTGTTAACACTCTTATAAATGGTGTTTCGTTTAATTCTATTTTTTGATCTGTTCCCAAAACTAAATTGTCATAAACCTTATTACTTATTGAAGCAGTTCTTTCAGCCATTGTGTACATACCACCAAGATATGACTGCAAGTAGAACTTCATTTTATCTGGGCTCCAATCTATTATTCCCTTATCAAACTTTCCTCCACCAGTTTTTTCGTTAATTAGCATTGTAAATTCTCTGTAGAACTCATTGGTGTTTTTTAATTTTCTAGAAGACTTTGGAATCTCTGCTGTTCCTGGAAATTGTTCTTTATAAACTGGGGCACCGGTCCATTTTTCATTAACCCTAGATTCATAGATTGGCTTGGCTATTGATGGAACAATCGTTTTAACTATATCAATACCTTGATCTTGTGAATATCCTATTCCT